GAGAGATTGTGCGGTACTGCATGTCACTTCCCTTTGCTACGGGCTACCGCCGCATTATCAACCAAGTTTGGGTAGGGGCGTCCCGCCGCTCTAGCCCGCGCTTTAGCTGATTGCATCTGCTTACGGTTTAGATGCTTCACTTTAGCATCTTTTGGAGCTTCTTGCTCCCAAAAAGGTTTTTCAGCCATATCAGCAGTCCCACTTTCTAAGAGATTTGTTGATGCGGCTATTGGGGTCTGCGGCCTTTGCCGATCCGGTCAACTTGCGTTTCATCCCGGTCATTCTGGCGCAAAAGCTATCCTTGCGAGAACCGCCTTCAGGCTGTGGGCGCTTGATGTCATGCCCAGCCGCTCGCAAACTTGCGCGACCCTTTTCATTCAATCCGCCGGAAGGAGACTTGCCTTCCTTGCGTTGCCAAGCTGGTGACTTCGCCATCAGTTCCTCCTGCAAAAACGGGGGCACGAAGCCCCCGCCATGTCTCACTGATACTCAGGGAGGAGAAATATCAATAGTGAGAAGCCTTGCCGCGAGGGGTGCCCGCGCCAGAAGCCGATGAGAGAACGCTGCCGCCCGACTTGCGGGGCTTGCGACCAGCATGAGCCTTGGCCTTGTCGCCCATCATCTTGGCAACCTTGCCGCCCTTCTTGAAGGACTCGGTCATGTTCTTGGATTCTTTGGCAACATTGCTGCCGCCGCCAGCGTAGAAATCGCCCTTGAGAGCCTTAGTCTTACCCTTCATGTGAGCCTCCTATAGCCCAATTAAGCGTTGGCTGCTTGGATGTAACGAACGACCAGTGTTCCAGCGCCGGGAATGGTATCCGGTGCACCAGACTTCACATAGATCACAACGTCAGAAGTACCGACGTTGAGCCACTTGCCCGTGCGCGTAGCGTCGGTCCCGGGGTTCAACGAAAGGATACCAATGGCATTAGCATTCGTCGCGGCAACAAGTTCAGTTGCCGTTGCAGAAGTGCCAACACTGACGGTATAGGTCGTTGTCGCGCTAGACCATGCGGTCGTGACAAACAGATCAATCGCGATGATGGTGCTGTTTGCGGGGATGACAATCGCCGTAGCAGCAGCAGTAGCTGACTGCGTGATTGCAGCCTGCTGAGAAGCGTTCAGGGTGCCGACGTTCTTAATCGTGCCAGCCGTCGAGCCAGTCGTATTAAGGACATCGCCAGCCTTCACGGGGCCAGTAAATGTAGTTGTTCCCATAGGAACCTCCTGCACGATACGATCATACTGTCTGTGCAGCGTCCGCTGGGGCGGTCAGTATGATCTATTCACCCAGATAAAAGGCGGGGCTTTTAGACCCCGCCCTATGTCGATTACGACGGGAACGCACCGTAGATGGAGCGCCAGTTATAGTAACCGAAGCTGTAACGCTCGTAACCCTTGACAAGAAGATTGTCAGTCACGAAGTCGACCTGCATGTCTGATTCAAACTTGACGCGCTCCATGTAGGAGAGGCCGTCAATGTTCGTCAGCAAGAACCAGTTGTTGGTGTCGGTCAGATAGTCGTTGACCATGTAACCTTCAGGCAAGCCGCCTGCGGTCATCATAATCGCATTGACGTCGTTATCTGCCGTACCCGGACGCAGTTCAGTCTTCGTCAGACGGATCGCAACAGGCTCAAGTGCCGGGGGCACAATGAGACGGCGACCGCGAGCGAAGACCTTCAGGCCCGCCTGATCCTTGAAGTTGGTACGGATCGCGATCATCGCGTTGAGAAGGGTCGATTCATTCAACTCCACCGTGGTGTAGTTGGAAATCGAACCGCCATCAATCGGATGGTCCGAGGCCACAAGAGCCTTACCGTCACCACCGACAGCCGCGTTGTACGTGGTTGCAGTGTTGAGGATGTTCGCGCCGTAGATTTCCTTGGTCTGCTGGAAAGATTCAATCAGACCGAGGTTAGAGGGCATGAACTGGGTCTTGTAGAGGTTGTCGTCGATAGCCTTGCGGGTGATCGCATAGCCGAGAGCAATTTCAGTATGCTCTTGGTTGTACACGTAACGCTCACCAGCGTTGTTATCAAACGCCGTCTGACCACCTTCAGTCTTCAATTGAGCCAGACCAAGGAAGCGCATCTCAGCGGTGCGTTCCAGAGCCATCTTCGACTCATGCTTCGTGAAGATTTTGTCGTACTGAGACGGAATCTGCTCGTACTTGCCTTCAACTCCACGCAGACCGGGGAGGAGAAGGTCTTTAATGGCTGAAAGATTAACTGCCATGGTCCCTTACTCCTTAGATACCAGTCTGGTTCTTCGTGGTCACGTTGTTGAAGGCCACGATCACGTAGTTCGAGGTCGCCAACTCAGTGCCGTTCGAGCCCGGAGGCTGCGTCACGAGAGAAACAATGCGGAAGGGGAGCGTAGCCGTTGTGGGGCCAACGCCGGAGAGAGTTGCAGCCGAAATACCAGTGGCGGTGTTACCCGAACCAATGGTGTAGCCAGCCGTTGCGTTCACATCAGCCTGAGTGATGCCACCAGAGATGGACGAGTCAGCCTGAACGAGGAACTTAGCGTTCGGATCATTGACGATGTAACCTTCAATGGTGCCCGAAGCCGGGTCCGTACCACCGGGGTAGTAGTTGGACCAAACGGTGCGCTTCTGCGAAGTCGAGAGATACTTGCAACCAACGAAGATGCCCGCGATGCCAGCAGCGGCGGTCGTGCCGTCGCCCTGTGTCACATAGCCACCATTGGTGGGCTCAACGGGGTCACCAAAGAAGATGTTGGTTGTGTTGTACTCAATCTGAACGGCAACCTGTTCATAGGTCGGGGCAGAGCCCGTGCCGCTGTACTGACGGAAACCGAAAGGCGCATTGGTATTCGCCATGACGGTGCCTCCTTTTCAGGAAGTCCCATCATGCCACGCCGGGGGCACTAGGAACGGGGAAAGTTAAAGCTCTTCACGCCGGGGAAGAGGAGGCCACA